TCTTATCTCAACAAGAATAAGTATCTTGATGAAATTCTAAAGAAGAAGTGTGAAGAAGATCCAAAACTTAGTTATGACGAAATTTGGTCTAGTATTATTGCTAATGATGGTAGCGTACAGCACCTCGATTGCCTTGATGAGTTTGCGAGGTCTACATTCAAGACGGCAATGGAAATTGACCAGCGTTGGATCATTGAACATTCCAGTGACAGACAAGTATTCATTGACCAAGCGCAATCGGTAAACCTTTTCTTCCGCCCGACTGTGAATGTCAAGTATCTACATGCTATTCATTATCTGGCCTGGAAGCAAGGCATGAAGACGTTGTACTATTGCCGGTCTGAGAAGATTGGTAAGGCTGACAAGGTTGCCAAGAAGATTGAGCGTGAAGTTATTCAAGAGATCAATTTCAAGGCACTAGTGTCTGGAGAAGAAGATACCTGTTTTGCTTGTGAAGGATGATTATGACCGATGAAATTTACGAGAAGATTGTTGAGAATCTAAAAAAAGTACATGATCCAGAAATCTCTGTTGATATATATAATCTTGGATTAATATATCTGATTGATATCACACAGATGCCAATCGTAACCATTACACATACGTTGACCAGCGCATTCTGTCCTGCTGGAGATGAAATTGTAGAAGGTATTCGCAACGCCGCTATGTCAGTTGAAGGTGTTACGCAATGCGAAATTATTACTACATTCATTCCGGAGTTTGGTCCAGATATGATGAGCGAAGAAGCAAAATTACTTATGGGATTTTATTAATTATGACGGTTAGAATTGTTACCAAGAAGAATTGTGATTACTGTGAGCAGGCCAAAGCGTTGCTTCAAGGTATGGAACTTGATTACGAAGAGCAGGAATTAGACAAGCATGTTCTTTGGGAAGATGTTGTCAACGAAAGACCTGCTGAAGTAACATCGACTACGGTGCCTCAAATTTGGATTGATGATAAGTATATCGGCGGGTATAAAGAATTAGTAAAATGGTCAATGGAGAACTGAAATGGTAAGAGCAAAAGAAATCACTCTAATGGAAGAGCGGTCTTATTTTAAACCATTCAACTATCCTTGGGCGTATGATGCTTGGTTAAAGCATGAGCAGTCACATTGGTTGCACACCGAAGTTCCCATGAACGAAGATGTGAAGGACTGGAAAAAGAAGTTGACCAAGGAAGAGCAATCATTCCTGACAAACATCTTCCGCTTCTTCACTCAAGGTGACATTGACGTTGCTGGTGGTTATGTGAAAAACTATCTTCCGTATTTCCCTCAACCTGAAATTCGTATGATGCTGATGGGATTTGCCGCAAGAGAGGCACTACATGTTGCTGCCTATTCACACCTGATTGAAACGTTGGGTATGCCTGAAACCACTTATCAAGAGTTTCTAGAATACGATTCGATGCGAGCAAAGCATGATTATTTTCATGATCTATCAAACCAAAATGGCACAAAGGAAAGTGTAGCAACAAACATTGCCGCGTTCTCTGCCTTTACGGAAGGTATGCAACTGTTCTCATCCTTCATTATGCTACTCAACTTCCCTCGTCACGGAAAGATGAAGGGTATGGGACAAATTGTTACCTGGTCAATCGTTGATGAAACGATGCACGCCGAGTCTATGATTAAATTATTTCGCACCTATATTGAGGAAAATCGCGAGATTTGGAATGATGACCTAAAAAGTAGAATATATACCATTGCAGAAAAGATGGTATCATTAGAAGACAAGTTTATTGAGTTGTCATTCTCAATGGGCCCTATGGAAAACCTTACTGAAGAAGATGTTAAGAAGTATATCCGCTACATTGCAGACCGAAGGTTGATTTCTTTAGGTCTTAAAGGTATTTTTAAAGTTAAAAAGAATCCTCTTCTCTGGGTTGAAGAAATGATTAATGCACCTACGCACACTAATTTTTTCGAGAATCGTGCCACAGACTATGCCAAAGGGGCATTAAGTGGTACTTGGGAAGATGTTTGGGGGATTGCTTCGTGATGGGTATTCAGTTAACTGCTATTCAAACTAAATCCGATACAAGACAGAGTTGGTATTGGGAGAATATTTCTTCGATAAATGATGCTCTTTTCGTGGAAGGTAGAGAATACTTATTGAAACACAAAATACCCACCCTAAACACCTTAAGCGATTGCGGACTTTTTCTAACAACAGTATATGAGTTTGATGACGAAGAAATATACGCAGGAATGGTCAAATTTTGGAGACCTGAAGGTGTAGAAAAAACTGACAGAGAAATCTGGGAAGAAAAATTTGGTATAACAACATCCTTCACGATAGAAGAATACGACAAGGATTCACGCATGTTAAATAAAAAAGTGGATGAAAATATCCCCTGGGATAGGTTCTAGTGCCAACAAAATTACATATAGAATGCGCAAGTTGTAATGCGGTCTTCAAGTTAGAGCATGAGATGGATGATTCTAGATACGAGGTAACAGTGTGCCCGTTCTGCGGTGAAGAATACAATGAAGAAGACTGCGAAGAATTAGAAGATTTCGGAGACGAATAAATACCTATAGAATGAACTCTATAGGTATTTAAAATGTGGTTATATAATAGTCAACCGTTCGAAAGTCTTCCTGAAAATTACTATGGTTTTGTTTATATTATAACAAACACCATTACCAACAAAAAATACATTGGTAAAAAACTTTTCTATTCTGCTAAGACCAAACAAGTCAAGGGCAAGAAAAAGCGATTCAAGATAGAATCAAACTGGCAGGAATATTGGGGTAGCAATAAAGTACTACTCGCTGATATTGAAGAACTAGGCCAAGATAAATTCACCCGAGAAATTTTACAACTTTGCCTTAACAAAGGCGAATGTACTTACTGGGAAGCAAAGTACCAGTTTGAGTATGATGTTCTCAGACATCCGGATATATATTACAACGAGTGGATAATGTGCAAGGTACATAGAGTGCATCTAAAGGTGGCAAAATGAAATTACCCACATCTGGTCATTTTTGGTTGTTTGGCGCCTTTAGAGTTGGTACCAATCGTTTTCATGATTTGGTTCGTCAAAATTCCACAAACCCTGATCCTGCGGCCGTAAATCGTAGTTTGTTTGAAGTGCTGCTTGATCTTGACAACAACGAATTCGAAACATATGTTAAAAACAATTTAGATAAAACTCTAGTTTATAAAATTCATGACAATTACGACAGACTTAAAACGGTTATGGAATCTTATCCCCATGTGAAAATATTTCAATATCGTAAAAGTATTCGAGAACAGTTGCTATCCCATAAATCATCAACACTAATGCAAAAACATCATTGGCGAACCTCGCAGCCGATGGGCCGTCGGGCACCGTGGTATGATTCCAAAGCTATTCCTTTGGTGAACGAGGGTCTGATTTATAACTCCGATGCCTTTGAGTGGTTAGAACAAAACAAACACACACTTAAAGAAAAAACCATAGACAATGATATTGTTTTAACTATTTACTTAGACTGGTTACGTATGTTAAAACATTATGAGTTACTTAAAAATAACAAAAATACTTATTTAATACAACTTGAGGAGTTGCAAAGTAATCCCCAAAAATATTTTACCAATATTGAGTTAAGTACCGTAATTTCACCCGCAACCATTAGAGAAAATACCACCATAAGTATCGGCGACTACTATACTAGTAAATTTAAAGAAATAGTAGTTAGGGCTAAATCGTTGGGACTAGACGTGGAGGACGAGTTCTAAATGAAATTACCCACAACTGGTCATTTTTGGTTGTTTGGTCACTTTAGAGTTGGCACCAATCTCTTTCATGATTTGATTCATAAAAATTCTACAAACCCTGATCCTTATTTTCTAGATCGTCTTCTTTTTGAAACAATGTGTACTCTTCCTAAAGATGAGTTTGGGGCATATGTTAAAAACAATTCAGATAAAACTCTAGTTTATAAAGTTCACGCCAATTACGACAGACTTAAGTCGATTATGGAATCTTATCCTCATGCAAAAATATTCCAATATCGTAAAAGTATCCGTGAACAATTATTATCTTATAAAGCAGCAACACTAATGCAGAAATATCATTGGTGGGATTTTGCGTCAAAAGATGTGATTTATGACCGAGATGCTTCTAAATGGTTAGAACAAAACAAACACAAACTTAAAGAAGAAAACATAGACGATAATTTTATTCAAAGAATTTGCTCTGATTGGACAATATTTCTAGATCGATATGAGTTACTTAAAAATAACAAAAATACTTATTTAATACAACTTGAGGAGTTGCAAAGTAATCCTAAAAAATATTTTACCAATATCGATGTGTTTAGCATACCTTCGCCCGTAATAATTAGAGAAAATACCACCATAAGTATTAGCAACGACTATATTAGTAAATTTAAAGAAATAGTAGTTAGAGCGCAATCTATGGGTCTAGATGTGGAGGACGAGTTCTAAATGGCATTTATTCTGTTACTTTTATTTTCAGCATTAGCAGTTTCATCCGTAGCAGGATACTTTTCTGTTATGGGTCTGATGTCAATTTTTCCAGCGGCGGCCATTGCGGTAGGCATCATGGGCGCATCTTTAGAACTGGCCAAACTGACAACCGCCAGTTGGATTTATCGCTATTGGAAAACTTCCAATCTTTTATTAAAAACATATTTTATGATTGCCGTATTGATTCTATCAATAGTAACAAGTATCGGTATTTTTGGTTACCTAAGCAAGGCGCATCTAGAAACAACGGTAAACGCCGGTGTTTCGACGGAACAGATATTGTTCATAGACCAACAGATTGAAACAGAAAAACAAAAAATTAATGACAGTAATACCGTACTGTCTCAGTTAGACAATACGGTTAAAATTCTCATCGAGGCGCAGCGTATCCGTGGTGCCAATGGGTCTATTGCCCTGCGCAACTCACAGAAAGTCGAAAGAGAACAACTAACAAAAGACATTGGTACCGCTAATGCCAGAGTATCACAACTCACAATAGACAAATCAAAGCAGACGCAAGAGCAGCGTAAAGTTGAAAGTGAACTTGGTCCAATTAAATATGTTGCCGAATTGTTTTACGGTAGGGGTGATGTTGAAACGGTGGATAAGGCAGTAAGATTGTTGATAATTCTCATAATTTTAGTGTTTGATCCGCTTGCTATTTTGTTGGTGGTTGCCGCCAATATTAGTATTATTGAACGAAATCAACAACTTACATCAGAAAAAAAAGACTTGACAAACGACGAAAAATCAGTTAATATAGTTAAAGAATCAGAAGAACCCTTAACAGACAATTTCTTTTCGTATCCTGAACCAGAGGTTCAAGTGGTTACGGAAATAGAAGAGGTGTCTGAGTTGGACGAATCTGGTTCCGTACACGGTGTAGGACCTTTGGTCGAAGAAAAGGCAAAGAAGCACGCCGAAGACCAAGTTATGATTCGTAAGTCAAATATTAGGAGACTATAATATGGTAAGTTATCGTGAAATTAATAAAACAGAAATTAATATTGCGCGAATGGATCCCGATTGGCGTGATCAGGTTAGAAACCTTCTTTCCGCGGCCGAGGCCACTGTGGTATTCGAAAAGTTAGATGGTGAAATGCGAACTATGCGTTGCACATTAATTCCAGAATTTCTCCCAGAGACCTCCGATCAAGTTGGTAAAAGTAAGGAGAAGAGCAAAGATGCTGTGGCTGTATTTGACCTTGACAAGCAGGCCTGGCGTTCTTTCCGTTTTGATAAGTTGATTGACGTAACCTTTAATCTCTAAAGAGAAAAATTATTATGTACAAGTTGAAACCTCCTATAGCAGAAATCAAATTCGTCGGCTCAGAGCCGGACTATACTGACATGGTTGTTACGGAGCAATCATATCAGGGTATTCTTGGTAATGGGTTAAATTGGTACAACTATCTGTGTGATGCTAAAGACAACCGAGCTTTTCTTGAAGACTGGATTAAGACCTACAAGTTACCAGAAGACCTTAAAACTCTGAGAGGTATTCCGGATAAGTGGTTACCTTCCACTTATGCACACTGCGCCAGAATGCAGGTGCGTGGTTTTCCTCTAAAGGAAGATGACCAAGATCGCATATGGATCCGAGTGACCGAAGCGTATGAGAAATCATCGAAAGATAAAGAAGATGCTCCTATTCCTAAGGCTGCGCCAGTAGATGTTGATCACACCGGAGATGTTATCAATCTAATCGAAGACATGGTCTCATCGGCATTTGAAAACAAGAAGATGCCGTCCGAATTGCGGTCTATTGTCAGTACCTATAAACTGAAGGATAAGCAGTTCCAATATGTTACGAATTTTGTTACCAAAAATTTGACCGAATTCCAAGAACTTGAAGAGGCGCGTGCCTCCAAGAAACCTACCGATAACCAAGAGCAATTGATCGAAGGTTATGAGAGACTGTCGGTAAAGAATAACCGAATGATAATTGCATCACTGACTGCCTATATCCAAGAACTGGAAGGCATGAGCGTTATTAAGAAAATTACCAGAACGCGCAAGGTCAAACCTCTAGACAAGAATAAGATTGTAAAGAAGATTAGGTTTCTTCCTGCTGATGCCGAACTTGGCATCGCAAGTGAGAAATTGATCGGTCTTATTGGTGCCTCAGAATTGTGGGTCTATGATACAAAGACACGTAAACTTGGTGTTCTTAATTGTCAAGTGGACGGAAGTATCTCCGCAAAGGGTATAAATCTTATTGGTATTAATGAAGAGCGATCAACTTGCAGGGTATTGCGCAAACCCAAAGAACAATTAAAGGAGTTTATGTCACTTAAAAAGAATCAGTATTATAAGTGGTATAGTTCCTTGACCACAAAACCTCAATCGCAAAAACCCAGAACAACCGCAACAACCGTATTTTTGAGAATCAATTAATGAAAGATAATGATAAAAATAATATCTTGACTTTTACGCCAAAGGATGCTAAGATTGAAATCGATGCTGAAATTGTAGATTCTTTCGTGACAGGTACGAGACACATTGATGCTTATACGGAAGCACAAAGAATCTCAAGATCATTAATGTATGGATTTGTCAAGGTATTTGAGGAAAGATATGGTATTAAGAAACCTATCTTTTTTAAAGATGCCGCAGTTTTGTCGCTTTTAATTATTGGCACAATTTTACGTCAACGTGGTATTGAGAATGCTGGTGAAGTACAACTTTTGAATGAAATTCAGGAAATGATGGACTCAAGGTCTGAAGAATCTGATGGACCTGAAGGGGAATAAATTATGATAGTAGTTGATTTTAATCAGACAGCCATTAGCACTCTAATGGCCGAACTTGCAGGCCGCAAGAGTATTGAGGTTAATATTGATTTGGTGCGACATATGATTGTCAATGCCTTAAGGTCTTACAAAAAGAAATTTGGCGCAGAATATGGTGAAATGGTTATTGCTTGTGATAACCGCCAGTACTGGCGTAAGCAATATTATCCATACTATAAGGCTTCGCGTAAGAAAGCACGTGAGGATAGCGGTTTCGATTGGAACTCTATTTTTGAAGCACTCAATCAAATTCGTAATGAGATTGAAGAGTTCTTTCCATATCCCGTAATCAATGTTGATGGTGCAGAGGCAGACGATGTTATCGCAAGTCTTGCAGCATATTCACAGACATCAAATAATGATGTACTCTTTGCCTCTTCAGAACCTTTCTTGGTTCTTTCGGGTGACCATGACTTCCAACAGTTGCAGAAGTGGTCAAACGTCAAGCAGTATTCACCGATTCAAAAGAAATGGATTACTCTTACGGACAAACCAGAACATGTTCTAATGGAGCATATTATTCGCGGTGACAAGGGTGATGGCATTCCAAATATTCTTTCACCTGACGATATCTTTGTAACGAAGGGCCGCCAAAGCCCGCTGAGGCAAACTCTTGTTGACGAATGGAAGACGCAAGAACCCGCAATATTCATTACAAATGATGTCCTGTGGCGAAACTTTCAGCGCAACCGTGAACTAATTGATTTGTCACGTGCGCCTGAAGAAATTAGTACGGCAATTATTGACCAGTACCATTTGCTGAAGAGTAGTTCTACCAAGTCTATGCTTCTAAATTACTTTATCAAATACCGAATGGCCAATATGATGGAGGTGATTGGTGACTTTTAAAGCACTTCTTACTGCCGACGAGTGTTTGAATATCATCGAAGATTTTGATAGTTCAACACAAACATCCGTTGAAACTGAGGTCTTCTATAACAACAGTATTGGTTTGTGGCAACCCGTCACTTCTCTGAAACATGTTGAGAAGTTTCAAAGAATGCTTGAACCAACATATGGACCGCTTAAGTTTGAAAACACTTACATGCGGTCTTATGTTAAAGAAAGTACGCTAAAAATACATACCGATAGACCGGGCTTGGATATTACCTTGTCGGTCTGTCTAGAGCATAACTTTGAGGGTGAATGGCCTCTTTATGCGAGTAAAGAAAAGTGGATATATCCGGAATGGAAAACATCTTTGTATAACTATACCAAGTGGAATAGTAACTTTGATTCATTCGAACTCGGTTTAGGTGATGGTTGCGCAATGAATGGTAGATTATACCCACATTGGCGAGACACTTTCACACAAACAGGTAGAGGTGTTTATATATTTTATCACTGGAGCATTGTGCAATGATATTAGGACTTGTTGGGTTTGCTGGCAGCGGCAAAGGTACGATAGGTGACTTGCTTGTAAAGAACCATGGTTATAAGACTGAGAGTTTTGCTAAGAGCGTTAAGGACGCTGCGGCAGTAATCTTTGGATGGGATCGTAGTTTGCTTGAGGGTGACACCGCCCAATCGCGAGAATTCCGCGAGACGAAGGACGAGTACTGGTCGAAGTCTTTGAAGAAATTGATAACGCCTAGAATAATCATGCAGCAACTTGGCACAGAATGTGGCCGAGATGTTTTTGGTACCGATGTGTGGGTAAGTTCGGTTGAGCGCAGAATCTCACAAGATCCGGATTCGGATTATGTGTTGACGGATGTTAGATTCCCGAACGAGATTAAAAAGATCCAAGACATGGGTGGTAAAGTCATTCGTATTACCCGAGGTCTAAAACCTGAATGGTGGAATACAGCCAGCGATAGTCCTGTACTAATGCCTTCGCTATTTCCAGAAGTACATCGTAGCGAATACGAATGGATTTCTTGCCCTTATGATATCACCTTTGATAACAACATAGATTTTAATAGTCTTTCCGCCAGGGTAGCGTCTTTGGCTCGCAATATACATATACATGTAGAAGATACATATGTTGAAGAGACGTATGTTGATGTTCTTGCTCGGTTAGCTCAGAGGTAGAGCGTATCGTTTACATCGATAGGGTCGGCGGTTCGATCCCGTCACCGAGTACCATTTTATTAGGAGTTAAAAATGTCATTAGATAATAGTAAGACAGCAAACACGTATAGAAAGTATCGTCAATTAGACCAGGCAATGAACTGGATTGTTTCCGCCAAAGAACTCACTGAGATGAAGAAGCGATTTGCCTTTGTGGTGCAATCAAATTCGGTTTTTCTCCGCTTCATTAAGTGGGGTGTAGGCGCTGAACCTGGTCTAACGGGTATTCCTGAAGGTATGCCACCGGTTAAGTTGGAAGATGTGCCTGTAGATATGGGCGATACGACACTTACAACCGAGTTTAGAAAGATTTCCACCTTCTTGGAAGGAGGACCTGTACATAATCTGACTCCATTCCGCAAAGAGTCGAACTGGATTCAGATTCTACAGGGCGTACAGTCTCTAGAAGCAAAGTTCTTGACTGATGTTAAGGACAAGAAGTTGCTAGAGGTTTATCCAGACCTTGTTGACATTCTACCAGATTTTATTCCTGGGTTTGCACAGCCTGACTTGACAATTAAGAAGAAAAGTAAACCGAAAAAGGTTATAAATAAAGTTTCTGAGCAAACAAATCAAGCATAGGAGTGTGATTTAAGTACAATGAAAGAGAACAACCCGTGGGGCTGGCACCTAATTATTGATGCAGCAGGCTGCTCATACGTAGAAGATGCCGAAAAGATAAAGGCCTTTGCCAAGGACTTGGTGAAGCGTATTGACATGACCGCTTATGGTGAACCAAACGTGGTACACTTTGGCAGTGGGCATCTAGAGGGTAATACGTTAGTACAACTAATTGAAACGTCCAATATTATTGGTCATTTTTGTGATGCGGATGGTAGTTGTTTTCTTGATGTATTCTCTTGTAAGACCTTTGATCCACGAGATGCGGTAAGGTGCTTTGAGGAATATTTCTCACCGAAGCATGTTAAGACCGTATGGTTGGAAAGATCCATTCCAGAATCAAGTTCGGATGTAACGCTAGGAATTTAAAATGAAAACGGCGATGACAGGTCATACCAGTGGTATTGGCCTTAATCTATTTGAAAAACTTAGCCCTAATGTAAAGGGATTTAGTAGAGGAACTGGATACGATATTAATTCTTACGAAGATCGCGCTAGGATAATTTCAGAGTCGAAAGACTGTGATATTTTTATCAATAACGCTTATTCTGGTTTTAGTCAGACATACATGCTGATCGAATTATTCCGTGAGTGGAAACATTTAAATAAAACTATTATTAATGTTGGTAGTCAAGCATCTGAACTTTCTTTACCGGAAGACCATCTGCACTTATTAACCTATCAAGCAGAAAAAATCGTGCTGAGAGAAATGACCAATAAACTTCAAGGATGGAACTGTAAAGTTGTTTACAAGTGGTTTGGGTACGTTGGTACTGATGCCATTAAAGCAGCATATCCACATTTTACATCCAAAGATTATATCTCAACAGACCAAGCCGCATCAATCATATTAGGCAAATGAAATTCTTCCTCTTCTTGCATAAGAGCGAAGTCTGGATTGTAAATGATCCTCAGATAGTTCCTAAACCTAGAGAACTACTTCTTCAGAGTACAAACATCGAATTAATTAGAGAAAAATCTATCTATTATGCTAGTTCCAATACGTCTGTAATTGTTGATAAAGTCAAGCAAAAGAGAACAAGACGGCATACGCCAGAAGGATTACTTCGAATTGCCTCGGCAAAGATGGGTGATAAAAATCCCAACGCTAATGGGCTTAGTGACGATCATAAAACTAGAATAAGTAGAACAATGAGAGGCACCAGAATTGGTGAAAATAATCCTATGTATAACCGCCGGCATAGAGCGGACACAATTAGGAAAATTGCCTTTAATGCATCTCTCAGACGCAGGCTGTGGTGTGTTGAACCTTCTGGTAAAACGCACTTGGTCGATGTAAGAACGTTTTCGCTGCCAGCGGGATGGCAATGGGGTAGATTCTATGATGTTTACAAGACGAATTTATAGAAGAATTTTAAGATATTTTAGGTTGACACCTTCCGGCCGGCGTGATATGATGGTAAAAATAGAGAGAAGTGAGAAAGAAATTATGAACATTTATCAAGAGATGGCACTACTTAGAAATTTAGGTAATGTTAGTGAAACCCTAGAAAAACCGAATTTAACGCCATGGGCAAGAAATCACTGGAATCTTACCAGAAACATTCTTAAGAGGAAACTCTTGCAGATGCGAGCATTTAATAATGCCTCTTCGTCTAACGGTAGGACGATGGACTTTGACTCCATTAATCGAGGTTCGAATCCTTGAGAGGCAGCCAGTTTTAGGAAGGGTGGCCGAGTGGTTTATGGCTCTAGTCTTGAAAACTAGCGAGGGTGAAAGTCCTCCGTGAGTTCGAATCTCACCTCTTCCGCCAACATATATAAAACGGGGCCATAGCTCAGTTGGGAGAGCGATTGCTTTGCAAGCAATAGGTCGTCGGTTCGATCCCGTCTGGCTCCACCATTTTGTTTTAATAAGAAATGTATTGCGATGACAACTAGAGATTTTACAGATGCTAGAGTTGCGATTATAAATTCTAGCCTTACTTCTTCCGTCTACATCGGAGCAGATTCAATTCGCTATAGAAAAAATGACATGTGGTACGCTAGGTATTCCACTGTCATTATCCTACATATTGATTCGAATCGCGGTTGCCAGTTGTTTCATGAAAGCATTGAAGAGCGAGACTATGGCAGTTTGCGCAATCGTCTAATGCGTGAGGCCAATATGACCATTGAAGCAGCCTTGCAAATTCTTGATGTGCTAGGTGACCGTAAACTTGAAATTCATCTAGATATCAATCCCAATCCGAAATATAAATCCAACTCGGCCGTTAAAGAGGCTTTAGGATGGGTAAAGGGGTCTACTGGTGTAGATGCGAAGATTAAACCTTATTCTTTTGCAGCCACACATGCAGCAGACCACGTAACACGAAATCCTTTTGGGGCATACAACTGATGAAAATTTTTATTAGCATTGCATCATACAGAGATCCGCTTCTAAAATACACACTAACAGAAGCGTACAATAATGCAGTGCATAAAGATAATCTGTTTTTTGGAGTAATTGAACAGGCAAGTCCCGAAGAGGCTATTGACACCAACTCTTTTACGTTTAATAAACAAATTCGTTACGTCAGGATAGATCCACAGCACAGCAGAGGTTGTTGCTGGGCAAGGTCGCTTGCACAAACTCTATACAATGGAGAAGATTTCTTTTTCCAAATAGATTCTCACATGGGGTTTGATAAGGGCTGGGATATTTGGTTTATTAACTCAATGCATGAGTTAATGAAATATCATAAGAAACCAATAATTACAGGTTATCCTCAAGCTATTACTGCACTTAATGATGATATTACTAACCCTATTGTAAAACAGTCAAACGACGATAATAGTGGAATGTTTGTTCTTGTTGCAGAGAGAGAGAATGCTTTTATTGATAGTTATTATCTCGGAACAAAATCTCACTGGATCAAAACTGATGACAATTTATTACATGGGTATCTTTTGAGTGCAAATACTCTATTTACTGTTGGCGCATCAATTGAAGAGGTTCCATATGATCCATTTTTGTTTTTTAGTGGTGAAGAACATTCTTTAGCTCTGCGTTATTGGACGCACGGTTATAATATTTTTCATGGTAAAAAATTGCCAACATATCATTACTATGGTAGAGAATATAGAAAACTTTTCTGGGATTCAAATGAAGATTCCACTAGATCACAAAAATGGTGGGAATTAGATGGCCGGTCTAAAAATAGACTAAAGGAAATTGTGACAGGAAATCTAAAAGGAATATATGGAATCGGTACAGAACGATTTTTAAAAGATTATATGCGGCTTACTGGTATAAAATACGATCTAGGTTTTTGCGAGCCATGTGCATATGATGGATCAAATATTTTTTCTCGAAACTACAGAGAGAAATTGACTTACTCTAAAACCTCTTCTGGAATCCCACCTATACCAGAAAGAATACGAACGCCAGACATAAAAAAAAGGTTGACAAACAACTGAAGTTGTAGTAATATAAGTAAATAGAAATTGCCCTTGTAGCTCAGTTGGTAGAGCGCCACACTTGTAATGTGGATGTCAGGAGTTCGAATCTTCTCGGGGGCACCATAATTGTGGTAGTTCTGGTGACTGAATGTGGTGTCCCTGATCGGACATACAGACTTGATCAGAAGTTAAGCAGGGGTTCGATTCCCTTGACTATCATTATTCCGTGGTGGCGCAGTGGTAGCGCAGTTGACTGTTAATCAATTGGTCGTTGGTTCGAATCCAACCCGCGGAGCCAAATTTGGCCTCATAGCTCAGCCGGATAGAGCAACAGCCTTCTAAGCTGTGGGTCGGGGGTTCGAGTCCCTCTGAGGTCGCCAAGAGCGCGAGAGTGGTGGAACGGTATACACAACAGACTTAAAATCTGTCGCCAATGGCTTGCGGGTTCGAATCCCGCCTCTCGCACCAATATAAATAGTAGAGTGAAAATGTTTTATGAGGAATAATCCCTATGATTGTCGAATGCGGATTCAGCGACAATAGACAGAAGTTTGAAATAGTTATACCAGAAAATAAACGCATCGGCATCATGTTAAGTAGTGGTGCTGATAGTGCTATTTTGTTGTATCTTCTGTGTCTTGAATTGCAGAATCCAGGACGTAGCATAGAGGAAATAAAATACATTTTCACCGTACCTAAAACGGACGGAGCCGAATTGCACTCTCCCAAAATTGTAGATTGGATCAATGAAAGATTGAAAATTAATTTACCACAGCCAACAATTTTTGGCGCAAAAAATGTGCATACCTTGCATCATTCCAAACAAGTTGGTGACAGTATTACCGCAATTTATGATGAATATAATCCAGAACATACCGATCTTTTTCTATTTCTCGCCGATCAGAGGCCTGTACCAAAACCTTGGATAATTGAAGGCGTTTATCCATTTAGAGTTGATGAGAATCTTTATCCTGAGTTTATAAGTCTACCTTTTAACCATTTGGATAAATCGCATACAATTGATCTCCATTACATGTTCAAAACAGAATCTTTGTTGGAACTTTCACATTCGTGTACACAAAAAGACAGCGGCCGTTGTAATCGCTGCTATCACTGTTTAGAGCGCCAGTGGGCGTTTGAACGTTTAGAGAAGATGGATCCTGGAGTTAACTGATGCTTAACATCTCAGAATACATTTCTTCATTCGGAGATTTCATTGAGTTAAATTTGCCTAATTGGGACCAAGAAACAATCGAGGCGGTGAAGAATGAACCCGACTGGATTTACTATAACAGGTTTAAACCGGGGTTTAATCGCTGGGCAATTCCTCTTGTATCGCCAGACGGTTCTTATAATCCAGATTATGTGGGAAGTCTAAATGATTATTACCAAAATACGGGAAACCTGGTAGAAGAAAAAGACTTCAAATTTAAAACCCCCATTGTCTCCAAGTATCCTACAATTCAAAGATCGCTAGACTTCTGGGGTGAAGATGTTTGTAGATCGCATATCCTTAGACTTGATAAGGGTGGGTTTTTCCCACCTCACCGCGATTCAACATGGGTAATGCCAGTGAATATGTTTCGCATTGCCATACCGCTCATGAATTTTGGGCAATATCAGGCTAAATGGTATTTGGAAGATAAACCTCTGAATTTTGAGATGGGTAAGTTCTATTTCATCAATACCAGCAAAATTCATCATCTTTTTTCTTTCGTGGATAACGCTATAATTGTCATATTGTCCGTGCAAGTCACTGATTCCTCTATCAAAAAACTTATCGCCCATCATAGCATTTATTGAAGAAATAGCTTGACTTCTGCTCGGTTTTAGTGTAGGATGAGACCATAGACTGAAAAATGGAGAGATTATGAAGATTGAAGTTCAATATTTTGATTATGAATCAAACACTTACGTGCCTACCGCAATGGTGGATGCACCAGATTCCAGTGTCGAAGATGCCCTAGAGTATGCCTTCCGCTGGACACAAAACATTGACGGTTCTTGGTCGATGAAACTAGGCCTAGATGGTAACGATAGCGTCACCGTGCTTGCTCCGTTTCCCCGAGACGATAGGGGTAAGCAGTGGGGTCACCGTAGTAGTATGACGGGAGATCGCTTCCAGATCGTTGGAGGCGCTCTGTACGAGTGTGCCTCTATGGGGTTCAAGCTCGTAACCTCTTGATTTTAAACGGTTTAATATTTTCAATTATTTTCATTCCGGTGGTTGCCTTTTACTCCAATATCTGTATAATGGTATCATAAAGTGAGAGATGAGAGAGAAATTGATGTACACCTTTGATGACAATATTGTAAGCGACCTTCACAAGGACGCTTACGGGTTTCGCCCCAGCGAGTATTTCTGGTCTAGCTGGACTGGCAGCAGCGATGCTGAAAAGCAGGTGGTTTGGGACAACCTAATCATTAACCTTGACCGCGAGATGGAAAGGGAGCGTGAGGCTCAAGCCGCCGCTATCGTCCGTTTTGAAGAGCGGATTCTTGACACCATGTCGGTCGTGGTCAGTGCCGACCGTGGTGATGTCGTCCGTTATTTTGCTGACATGGAAGGTTGTGATGACGACCTTGAACATCTTGAGTATCTGATGGGTCTACCCTACGGTTACATTACCAAGGAATTTGGTCGTTTTGTGAAGAAGGCTGCTTAATATGAGAACTAGTAAATCATTTGTTGGTAAAGTTCCCGTTGTCAAGGGGGAAATTCGAGTAACCGGCGATTTGGTACTTGCGCGTCTCCAGGTTGGGCCCGGCGAGAGAATCAAGTTTGCTTTTCGTGGTCCCCGTAACCCTCAAATTGGTGGTTCTCAGGCGTATTGTCTGAAGCGTAATGCCTACCAGGCGGACATGTACATTTACGCAAATAGGAGAATTTAGATGATGGTTAATCAAGAATTTTTGATAAATATAGTTGGTGGCCCGGAGGTTGCCAAGCGTATAATTCTAGGTGAAATCGACGTTATGGAATCAGGAGCATTTGATGCACTTTTTGAACACTATCTGCCAGAAATGCCGTACGGTACAGCAAAAGCTAGAGATGGTTGCCCTATCCAGTGGATTGGTGACCAGTTCTCCGATGATTTGCGAGACTGCGCCTATTTTGGTATTGACTTATTTGCTGAACCGCGGGTAAAAGAAATTTAACAATGCGTAGTGCCGATGACGAGGAGATTCTGACTTGGGTTAAGGTCAACCGAAATCCGGTGGCCCGCAAGTTGCGTGATCCTGAGTTTAAGCAAAGAATTGTGCCGGAGTATAAACAGTACAACCGTAAGAAAGTTAAAATGCGTGATTGGTATGAAACCCAAGAATGAGGCAATAGTTGTTTATGACCCGGAATGGAGTGATAACACCGTTGTCTTCATTCTACATGAGGGTTTGATAGTACAACGTTTTCATTTTGGTAATTATTCGGTCGCACAAACATTTGCGAAAGATTACAACTTGAATCAAGAAAGAGCTTAATTATGTATAATAGATTTGACCTTGAAGAGTCAATGATGTCCTGTTGGCATATTATGGAAGATATTAAACTATTAAACGAAGACGTTATGGAAAGTCCTAAAGAATTGAGCCGAGACGAAATTTGTAATTATTTACAGGGTCTAGAAACAATCTACGGCCGCCGATTTGAAAAAATGTCTCGCATCTTTGAAATGTTGATTGCAGAAGCAAAAATCATTTAACATAACAATAAGAGGTCTGTATGTTATTAATAACAGGCGCGAAACTGGAAAAAATGGACCGCAAACTTATTCGTTTGTATGCCCGTTTTGTACTCAATCGTTATGTAACAAAATCCATTCAATCGAAATCTGTTGTTAACATTAAGGTTCTTACCAATGACTCTTTTTATAAGGAGGCAGTGGATAAGGACTATAATGCTTGGATGACCTATGACAGAAACGTTGATGGTACACGGTATTTCACAATTAAGATGAACTTAAAGTTTATCAAATCAAAGGCAAAAAGACCGCATACCAGAATGAAGGCGTTTTTAACGGACTTAGGTCACGAACTCATACACGTTAAGCAATATCTGAATGGTCAAATTTTTGATTATGCTAACGGAGACACTCGCTACGGCGGAAAAGTTTTCAGCGGTGAATATTACGAAAACGAAGAATCTTATTATGAATCGCCTTGGGAAATCGAGGCATACGGCCGAGAGACTGGGTTGTACAAATTGTTTTATAACAAAATGAAAGAAGACGGCATTTACTAGTTGCCGTCACTATATCATATAACATGCCCATATGGCGGAATTGGTAGACGCGCTGGTTTTAGGTACCAGTATTGCAAGATGTGGGGGTTCGAGTCCCTCTATGGGCACCATTTTCCATGACAAAAAAAAGTTAGTAACCAATTATGATCAAATTGAAGACCTTTTACGAGACCTTGGTAAATGATCAAGGCATTTCTAAACTGATTAGATTTTTGGAAGTTTCTACGTGCCTTGCCGTTTTACTAAACATTATTCATCACTGGTAGTGGTTGACAGTATCACATAAGTAGTGTAGAATGATTTTAGAATACGGAGATTGGCGCAGTCTGGTAGCGCATCTGGTTTGGGACCAGAGGGTCGCAGGTTCGAATCCTGCATCTCCGACCACTTTGACTATTATATAGGAATTATATGATTAATCGAATATTGATTTATGGACGACCTGGTGCAGGTAAGACCTTTCTTGCGGAGATGTTAGAAAGAAATCTGGGTAATAAAGCTGATTTTTGGAATGGCGATTTGGTTCGTACTGTTGCAAATGATTGGGATTTTTCTGTAGAGGGTAGAGACCGGCAGGCGCGCCGTATATTATCTTTTACACAATCTTCCCGAGAAAAAGGTAAAATTGCCGTTTGTGATTTCGTATGCCCTAAAAATGAATGGCGCGAATTGTTTCGAGACGATCAAACGCTCTTTGTATATTGTAACAGAACACCAGTACGAGACTTTGCCGATACCACGGCGATGTTTGAAAGCCCGGAACCTGGAGACTTTCACTATCATGTGGTCGATACCACAGATATTTCAACAATTGTTAGCAACTTAATGTCGAGGTTAGGAATAGTTTTTGATAGTATCAAACCCACAGGCATGTTGTTAGGTCGGTATCAACCTTGGCACCAAGGGCATCAGGCCTTGTTTGAAAAAGTTTTGGCAAAACATGGCCAAGTTGCGGTTATGATTAGAGATATGCCAATCGATGAAAAGAATCCTTTTTCACCTTACGAAGTGTCAACAAATATACAAAAAAAATTAATTGAAACTGGCCACGCCGGTAAATTTACGATAAAAGTTGTGCCGAATGTGGTTGACGTATGCTATGGTCGTGATGTAGGATGGACAGTAAGTAAGATTGATCTGTCTCCTGAAATTCAGGCCATCAGTGCTACCAATATACGTAAAGAAATGAGAGATAAAAATGTCCAATGATTTTGAAACTATGCCACTAGGCACTATAGCAGAAATTACTAAGATGCGTAGATTATCCGCAGAATTGTTTCTTCTGGCACTAAGACACAAGACTGAAATGCCTTATGAGGTCTCTTCGAAGATCGAAGAGATTAGACGAATGTATGTTTGGTTGAGTGAAGAATATCCAGTAATAGTATCCTGAGTCATGGCGGTGCCATTTGGAGGAACAATCAAGATGAATTGGGATGAACTTTTTATAAAGCAAGCAAATCTAATTGCTCAAAAAAGCAAGGACAAATCAACTAAGGTTGGTTGCGTAATTGTTGGTCAAGACAATGCGGTACTTTCGATGGGATTTAATGGATTCCCTCGCGGTGTTGAGGAGTCGAGTGCCGAAAGATGGGAACGACCTGAGAAGTACGAATGGGTCGAACACGCCGAGCGTAATGCTATCTTTAATGCGGCAAGGCACGGCATCAAACTTGCTGGTGCTAGAGCGTATCTAAACTGGGGTGGTGTGCCATGTTCCGAATGTACACGCGCCCTTATCCAAGCAGGCATCACTGAAATTATTGGACCAAATATTCCCTTCAATGGTAAAGGTGTTGGTGCAGGATACAATACAAAATATAGTCAAACAATGTTGAACGAGGCTGGCGTTGCCTTAAGGATCGTAAATGAAATCGCTGAACTTTGATGAGTGTCTAAAATGGAGTTCGACAATTGCTCTGGTACTAGGTGCAATTTTGACCTCTATGAATGCTTACCCTTATAATATTATTGTGTCCTTTTTAGGTAATCTTGGATGGTTCTGGGCAGGCTGGCGCATGAAAGAACCTAGTCTTTGGTCTGTTTCACTCTTCCTCTTGGTTGTATATGTCGCAGGGATTATTCATGCGTATAATTGATGACGTAAAGTTGGACTACAATGACGTATTGATTGTACCTAAGCGAGGTACAGTACCTAGCAGAAGTCTTGTGAACCTGAACGTTCAGTACAACTTTGTGAATGGTGATTTGTTTCGAGGTGTGCCCATTATTGCTGCCAATATGGACGGCGTAGGTACTTTTGAGATGGCCAAGTCTTTAGAAGAATTTGAATGTAGTGTGGCGCTTTCTAAGCATTACACAGAACAAGAACTGGTTGAGTATTTTAACGGTTGGCAGAAACAAAGGCCAATTTATTCTCTAGGCATCAGCGAAAGTGATGTGGCAAAATTTGCA